AGGACAACAAACAGCACCCAACAACAAAACCCAGCATACTACAAAATGCTCACAAACACAAGACAAAACAATGCCACACTACATCAATGAACACACAAACACCACATCACTATCTGTTTAATCCTACCATTTTCCCACAAGAGGTCAGGCGGACACAGCAAGGACCAAGATCCATAGCCAAGTGGGCACCAGGTGACTTACGTCACGCATGGTGTCTGTGCGTCATCGGAAAGTTACCAAACAGCAAACACAAAAGGAAAGAAAACGCTAAAACCTAATATACTAACTGTCAACAAAACAAACCAAATCCTCTAACTACTCACCGGGTGACCGATGACTAACCGAAAAATCCAGTTCTTGGTATAGATGGCGACGCACGCGCCAGAGGAGGCACGATCTCAGGCTCATCAGAATCAATTCCTGCTTTATCTAATAAAAGAGAAAGCTTTGCGAATTTCTTTTCAAAATGGACACGAAGATCTTCAACAGCACTCTTCTCATCAGACAATTGTCTGGATTTACCCAAAAGCAACGCAGTACTTATTTGAGTAATAAGAACATCAGCAGACCCAGCTGTATAACCCAACATACCAGAAATAGTAACAGTATTGGCAGCACCAGTACCCGCAGCAAGAACATTCATCAAAAAGTAACTAGTTGATGCTCCGCTGCTAAAAGTAGACAAATGAGACACAGTGTTATCAATGGTGGTGGTTAAACCAACAATATTGGCGCCAGTACCGTAAACAGTAACGGCACCAACAGAACCATTGAAAACAGCTGTTATCAAAAAGGCACCAACAACTGGCAAAGTGAAGGAATTAGTAGTGGTGACCACGGGCAGGGTAGAACCCGCACGCAGAACACCACCACCAGTACCTAATGGATTAATAACAGCACCAGATGCAGCAGGAGACTCAACAATATGAGCCTGAAGCAAATTCTGGCCTAAAGGAGTCTGCTGTTTCGGACGAACCATAGTAAAAGAATACGTCACATACAACTCTCCGATTTCAACTGCAGCCGCATTGGACTGCGTCGCAAGTTGAAATAGACCAATATCATAAAATTTAGAAGTGGAATTTGTGGGTCCAGACAAATTCCCAGAGGAGAAAACGAAATAGTTATTGAGAGGAAGATCATTCGACCGACCACTAGAACTTCTCTTTCCTCGACGCAACTTGTGTGCCTTAACAACATCATGCGCGAAGCTAGTATAAGGGGCGGCTTTCACCATACCCTCATAATTCTCCATCTGCTGATCAGTTGTAAACACACCATCGTCGGGATCAAAGTTAGTGGCCATAATGACCTTACCTGCTGACGCTGTCGAATTAACGGCAGTGTAAGCCTCAGAACCAATACGAAACTCAAGAAAATTGCAGCGGTACTCCTCGTACGTCGCTGCAATTTGTGAAAAGATAGGAAACATAACAGTATTACCAGGATTGACAAACAAACCACCAGCAAACGCCTGCGCCAACGTGGCAGCAGTCGTTCCAGTGATATTTATCAACTTTTCAGTACGTCTTTGAAACGTATCCTCGATGACACTATCATTGCGAACAATAGTCGAGACACTCAAACCATCAGATGTGGGTCGGAAATTCATATTCCCGGTGTTGCCACCGCGATTACGATTTCGACGACGACCCCCACCAGCCATTGCTGGCTGTTGGAACTGAGGACGAGGCCTAGGACCTAAAGACGCCAAAGCGTTTCGCCGCACTCGCTGCGAACGTCCAGGGACACCACTGACAGGGCCAGACATGCCAGCCAAGCGCAAACGAGCACGGCGACGGGCCTTCTTAGACACACCAGTGCCAGGAGCACGCTGAACGTTAACAACATTCACGACAGAACGACGACGATTCATACCAAATCACAAAACAAAAAGAACGATTTCAAACAAGACAAACCGAACAAAACTAACAGAAGAAACAATCACTACACGAGCTGACTGAATGATGAGAAATGATTTTATTCTCTGGAGACGTCTCTACAGATGCCAATGCATTGTAAACATCAGAGAATGATAAACCAGTGTATAAAGACCACAAATCGGCATCCGACTTATAGGCCTTCCACGCCTCAACAACCATGGGATCAGTATCATCACCATGCTTTCTTCTTAAATCCTTCAACAGATCAGCAAACCAATCTCGACACAACGTACAAGCAAAAGTTTCATTGCGAAGCCCACAAGCTCTAGCAATAGTCTCCCAAATCAAACCAGAGACATTAAACTTCAACATACTCGTACGCATGCGACGACAATCAATTTTTGGGACAAGTACTCCCAACATCATTTCAAAACCATGACCCAAAAACTCACAATCTCGATTATGACGAAAATTAACACACGGTGTAGTATACTCCATGTCAATCTCACTTTGATACTTCATTATCGCAGCAATATTGAACAAGTGATGAATGCTCGGGTGAACAGACAAATTAATATCGTCACCAACAATACACATACGTAACAAACGATGAAAATCTTCATAATTATGATACGATACAGGCATAATTAAATGCCACAGAACAACAATATCCATGAAGTTTTTAAATATGTTGTCTGGTGTGGTACAAGCTTGACCACTCGGATTTCCCGAACACCGAGAATACACATGACCATCCACGTCAACAAAAGGCGAAAAACACAACTCCCAGTACAAATTAGTCAAACGTAACCAATTATCCTTCGTCTGAAATTCCTTAGCTAACATAGAAAAACGAAAATTCCTTATCTTGCGCATACAATAGTACCTAAACTTAGAGTCAAACCTCTTTCCATCTAGTTCTATTGTGCAGGGCAAAGGTCCAAAACACGACATTTCCTTATCTAGTGCATCCCAACCACCACTCTGCATCACAATGCCCAACGCACTGCTATGCTTCGTAGCGGTATGAATCAACTTTTCATTCTGATCCAAACACAGCTGACTATGAGCTTTAACATGCGCAACATCCATCGATATAATCGTACGGACATTGCCATCTTTAATCTTGTCCACAGTTCGCAACTCTTCTTTGATACTAGAGCTACTTAAACTACGAATATGATCCTCACTCGCCAACTTTTCCCAATACATGGCATAAAACTCTGCCTTTTGCTCGTAGAACTCACCCTTAGATTGCATTCCAATCAAATTCCAAGGGGCCCCAGGACTCTTGTTCCAGGACAAATGCTGTTCCACAGCGTCGTTACTGAGAACACGACTTTCACACAAAAACCCGCCAAACTCTTTACCAAGCCAGCTCTCCGCTACATCATACAATGACTTCACCTTCTCACTGAAGGGGTCCTCACAACGATCGTAACGACTAAGAGACTGCCTAGCAAAAGCTGCATGTTTCGCAACAACATCAAACTCATCATAGTAAGAAAAATCCTCACCACGACTATCAATAAAATCCTTCACAAACTCATCACAATACTGTCCATCACTCGGTTTAAAATGTCTCGGCAATTGACCCATAACTTTCATGTGCTGACCAATGTCAGTCACACGAGCATCACGTGCCACCAAGTCCAAACCATAGGGAGCCAAAATACTTGGAAGAGTCTGGTCCCTTAAAAGTTTAAAGACTTCATAGAATCCTTATCATTGATAACAAGTTTCATATTGGCATAGTATTTATCATCACTAATAGCAAGATACGACGGAAGGGTAGTTGAAGCCTTAGCCAACTCCTCAATCCACGCTGAAGTAAAAGGGAAAAATTCCGGTTTCGCAGTAACATTACTACTACCTATACCATGAACCCCAACACAACAACCATCAACACCACTAATGTAAATACCACCACATGAGCCATCCTCCGACGACCCAACAAACTGCACGACCTTCAACGACCGATCATTACCAAGCTGTTTCTCATCACCGACAGTGCCAACACAGTTGACTACTGAACTCGGCTGATCTTGACGAATCCAATACAAACAAACAAACTCACCCTTGCGGGGTGCTCGAAATGTCATACCTTTATTGGACTTCATACCAGCTGGCATAGGATACATCACTTGATCCGTACCATTACGCATAGGCACACTTTTCTGGGGCAATTCAACTTCCTTGCCACCCAAAAGCGCACAAACACGCTCTGCACCAGCAACGCCATGTCGCGGCACAAAAAGACTATTGTTGTAAGTGAAAGCACTCACAAAGCCAGCAGAACGATTCTTATAGTAAGCTTTAAGACAAACCAAATCTGGCACCCGTGAGGGCATAAAACCAGGTCTCAATTGCTCAACACTCTTACCAAACCGTCTTGCATACACCTCATGCATAACATTCAACTCCTTAATCTTTAACTTATATTCTTCAGGATACAAATTTTTGGAAACCCATTTATCCATCTTTGACTGAATAGCTGCTGCTAAAATCTCCTTGCTCATATTTTCATACTGTAGCTTACCCTCGGCTGCCTTAATCGGTACCACTCCAGGTTTGCATTGATGATAATGTAAACAATTATGACCACCACAATGGGTGTTGCAAACAGTTTTCGCATCAATAGGTAAATGTAACGGACAATTAGCCATATGAACACACTCGAGTTTCTTAGACTCAGAATGTCCCCAACGCTTTTCATCTTTCTCTAATTCCTCTCGAAACGCTCGAGCCTTCTCCGCTTCTTCATCAGCTTGACGCTGTCTCCAAAGCAAATCCTGATCACTCTTACCAGAAACTGGGTGATCTGAATGCGCTCCACGAGCAATCTGTGCGCGGCCCTTAGCCATAGCATTCTTTGACTGCTTATTGTCACGCTTTCTTTTCTTGCCACCCTCCATCGATTTCTTATTAAAGTGAGAAAATACAAGAGCAGCAACCCCAACGGTTGCAGCCACACCAACAACAATGTTGACCTTACGATTATGCTTGATATAAAAATTTCTTATCGACAAATAAATGTGGGAATAAAAACACAACCACATTAGCTTAAATACTCCGATAACATTTCTATACCAACGACGCATAACACCAGACAGACTACGATTGTAATAACCCAAGCCAGAATTACCTTTACGGTCTTTCGACTCAGCTTCTTGCCTCATAATCTCCAAATGTTTCTCGTAAGACTCAACACGCCTAATCTCCATCTTCTCCATCGCAAGAGCCCGACGCGCATCACGCACCTCATCAGACTCCGCATCGACAACGACTTCATGTTCATCTTCCTCAGATGGAACATGTTCCTCCTCCTCAGGCACATCATCATCGTCCACTTCACTACCAGCTTGCATATGTTTTGGTGATGAGGTAGGAGCATCCTTCTCCTCCCCTTCAAGCTTATCGGCAACGGCTTCAGCGCCGCCACCAAAATCCCCAAATAGATCACCACTAACTTCACCAACGAGCCACACAAGCTCGTTGATCCCCGCTACGGACCTATACAATGAGGATACATGTTGCACAAATAGAATAATATCGGAAGACGAGTTGCAGCAACTAATCGGAAATAGCAAAGAAAACATAGCCATCGAAGAATACTTCTTATACTTGGCCAAAATAGCTTTCTTAATCTCTACATCCCGTTTACTCTCAACCGCCTTACCGCCCCCTATCTTGTGATACGAACCATGTAACTTATAAATCAACACACCCATTCCAGCAACAAAGCTAGTAACAAACGCCCATTCCGCCAAATTACTGGGCTTTCTGATCCTAAGGTTAACTGTAACCTTTTCTTGTTTCAGAGTCCCATCATCCTGCTTAACAAACACATCCTTATCATAAGGTATTTCATAGTACTCACAACCCTCAGCAGATCCAAATCCGTACTGGCCAAAATATTTCCTAGCAACACCCCTAACAATCCCCCTAATACCCAACCACGACGCGGAAATGACACACGCCCCTCCAACAGCCATAGCAGGCCCAGCAATCGCCCCAGCACATATCGACACAATAGACAAAACAACAAACGAAAAACCGCGAAATGGTGTCATTGCA